CCGTCTTCGATAAATTCGAAGGCTATTACTGCACGGAAGGTGATTTTAGCACCTTCGATGGCCGCGCCGTACCCGGCCAAGTCAGGTTTTCAGCTCGTTATGCCTCCAAAAACGGTTGCTCCAAGGAATATATTCAATCATTGGATGAGGACTACAAATATGTACGCCTTCGTTTTGGTATGGGTTCCAAAGCCAGGACGAAAGGCGCCACTCAACACAAAACCCCTTCCGGGCGTCACGAAACGACCCTTTTCAACTCTATTAGCAACGCTGCTATGTTAGCCGCAGGTCTGTTGGCTCAGGGTTTTGATTTGCGCCGCTGTGGTATCCTAGTCGGCGGCGACGATTCGCTCATTTTTACGCCAACGCCCATTGACCTTGATCAACTCGTTGCATTCGTTGCCAAAGCCGGCCATAAATTGGAAGGGTTCACAGGTCCCATAGATGCTACTCGCCACACTTTTTACTCCTCCTGTTTTGTCCCCATCAATGGCCGCTCTTATCTTACCTTGAAACCCGGAAGGTTCATAGCAAAATCCGGATGGCAGGCCCAGCCTCACTCATGTCAACCTTTACCTTGGTTACGCGGAATTGCCCTTGGTGGCATTCAAGACATGAATCATATGCCCGTCGTCCGGGCTATACTCCGCCGTTATTTGGCAGTCACCACCGGCTCCAAAGCTCATCGCGATCGTACTCATGAACATAGACCACATATGGATCGCATGATGAACGCGGCACCAGACACCCTCGCATGGTTCTGCGTGCGTTACCACACCACGCCTCAAGAAATACAAGACGTTGAAGAACTCATTTCCTCAGCGCCAGTCCCTGGCATGTTCTGGCACCCATTGTTGGAACACATCATTTCTGTCGATTGTGAGTCTGCTGACTTGCAATGCCCAAGAAAGCCGTGCGAGTCAAACGCTCCAAGACAATCAAAATTGTCGAGAAGCGCAGACGGGTCCACAAGGCCCGGGTGCCACACAAGCACCGTGTTGCCGCGAAAGCGAGAAGACACGTGCCCCGCCCCCAACGGGGAGGCGCATCAATGTTGCAACATAACAGCGGAGTGTACGTCAAATCCCTCCTTGACCCCCAAGATGTCCCCGGCGTCCGACTGCCCGAGGAAGCCCCCTTTCCCACATCTGTCACCCAATTGCGGTGGAAAGTCGGAGTCCCATATGTCACTGTCCCTTCTAGC